TTAGCACCTGTAAGTTCCCATTTTGTTTCGTTCTCAGTTTTCCATGACTTTCTAAAATTGTCATAACCAAAGTTTATAAGTTCTGCTTCTTTAAGCATTGCAGGTATTTGAACTACTGTTGCTTCTAAAGGTGTTATGCTATTGCTAATTTGTAATGTTTTGCCTAAACTTTTTACCTCTGAATATAATGCGCCGTCATTTGCAAATGTTTCTACATTTTGGAATGTTCCAGTAGGATCGTTGATATCAATATATCTACTGTGACCTGCATGTGTTTTATTAATTGCTTTTAACTTTTTAATGTTTGCACTTTGACTAAAAGGAAATACATTATAGTCCTGTGCTGAAACCATTCTATTTTGAGTGTAATATGTTTGTGGTGCTCTTTCTTTGATAGCATCTAAGTCTTCTGGACCTACACTATTACCTACTGATTCTCTCAATGAGAATGTAACTGTTAAAGTATGGTTTTCTCCTGTTTGTGCAACGTAAGGAATGCTTACTGTTTGAAGTCTAGCATCATCAGGATAAATTGTGTATGCTTCTGCATCACTGGTTCTATAGTAAAAATTAAAATTACCAAAAGGTATATTACCAAAATTACTGTCTGGGAATCTTAACTTAATACCTTCGTTATCTAAATTTTCGATTGAATAAAGATTTCTTTCATCAAATGCTAAGTTATTATAATATAATGTTTGACCAACAGTATTAGGAATTTTTTTCCATTCATTTATTACTATACCGCTAGTATCAGTTTCTTGTAAGAAACAATCTGTTTCATTAATGCCTGCAACTTCTATATCTACTGTTCTATTTTCTATTGGTGCTTGAAAATCAAATGACGCAACATTTAAATCACCCTGCTTAAACATCATAAAGAATCCAGTTTTATTACTACTAACTCCTAAGCCGTCGTTCTGATAAATTAAATTAAAATTGTTTACAGGATTAGGATGCCTTTCAAAATACACATCATTATCAATAAAGTCTGGATTTATAATTTCAAAATTTCTAGTTATGCCTGATGTGTTTAATTTAAATTTAAATGCCGAAGCATTTGTAATAGGTGTATTCATCTCATATAATTCTGAGTGAATGCCTGCAACCTTACCTGCTTTTGCTGGCTCTGAAAATCTGTTATACGATGCCATTGCAGAATTTAAAATTGTAATAAACTGTTCGTATGCTTCTGGATTATTTGCATCGTCCCAAAAAACATTTACATTGTTAAGATCATTTCCTAAACTATCTTGAACTGGCTCAGTAGTTGATACTGCATCTATTTTCATTAATCCACTTGCAGGAATATTTCTTTTAGGATTGTATCCTAACATTCTTGCAAGTTTAAATACTGAGTCTCTTCTTTCTGCTGTTTCTAAAAAGTTTTCTCTAGTATTAACATCCATCCTAAATGCAAGTGATTGCGATAAGAATGCTAACATTTCTATAATTGCAATAAATTCTGAACTTTCTATGTAGTCATTAAAAGTTTCCGGAAAATTTATTCGTATGTATTCTATGAGAGATGCTTTTATTGTGTCAAAATCATATGCTTGAAAATCTACTTCGCTAAATGCCTTATAGGCTATTTTCCAATCTTCAGCGGCAAATAAATTATTTTGTCTTGATATTAATGCCATCTTATTCTAACTCCTCACTTATAAATTCTAAATATAATGTGTCTGCTGATCCTAACACATTGAATTTTATATCTACTTCACACCTAACGGTTTGGCCTTCTATTAAAATTCTAAGGTCATCAAGTGCTACCCTGCTATCTGAATTTATTATATTTTCAACATCTTCTCTTATGTCTGTTTCGGTCATGCCATCCAACGGATTCATAATAAGGTCATGTATAATGCTACCAAAGTTTGGTCTCATAAATCTTTCACCTCTCTTTGTGTAAAAGTGGTTTAACAGATCTCTCTTAATTAACTCTTCATCTGTTAGATTAAAAGGCGCCTTATTGTTGTCGATTGTATTAAATCCTTTGAATATTGTTGCCATACAAGTATTTATCATAATCATTAAAACTTCTTATAATGATTGTTTCTACCAGAATTTGTTTTATTTTTAGCAAAAAATGGTAACTAATTTGTTTAATCACAACATTGAGGAAACAATGTATAACATTCAAAAAGAGTTCGATAGGATTTGGTTTAAAGCCAGAGAAGCCAATAAGGTTGCTGGTATGGAACGATTCAGGAAAATTGAAGAAGCAAAAGGTTCAAAATTTAAAACTTATGGCATATACGATGTCAAGAGTCACAAATATGTAACATTTGATAGTGTAAATTTTGCTGGAAATTTTAGATATGATAAAAATTCAAAGCCTAGAGAACTTTCAGAAATGGAGTCGCTTATAAGCAATGCATAATGTAATCTACATACATGGTGCTAATGCTGACTCGGACAATTTCAACTATTACAAAGTTAAACTACCAGAACACAATTCATATTCACCAAATTACGATATGTCAGAAGATCCTTTTGATCTTGTTATGGCATTTAAAAACAAGGCTGAAAAAGAATTTGGCAATGAGCCTATTACTTTAGTTGGTCATAGTTTTGGTGGAATAATTGCTTCTTGGTATGCTAGTGTGTTTCCAGAACATGTTAATCATTTAGTTACAATAGCAACACCATGGGAAGGAACACCAGTAGCAAGAATATTTGGATACTTTTGGCGTAATGCAGATGTATTTAAAAACACAATGCCTGGTGCTACAGTTTTAGCAATGTTGCAAGAAAAAAAATATGCTGGGCCACACACTAATATTATTTGCACCAGAGGAGCAAATCCAGTTGCAGGTATAGGCGGCAAAGCAAATGATGGCATGATATCTTGTGATAGTCAAAGTAAAACACCACCAGGTTTCAAAAATACTCAAACTCACCATATAGAAGCAGGACATAGCGGTGTTTTGTTAAATAATAATGTAACAGAATTGTTACAAAATATATTAGTGGATAATACTGATGAGCGACTGGTCGACACTGAATAATACTTTAGAAGAAGAACTAAGGCGAGAGTTAATCACTTTACACAAAGAAAATCATCAATTAAAGGATAATATTAAGATGCTTCAGAAAAGTGTTGCGGAAGAACAAAAAGCAAAATACGAAGCATATAAAAGAATACATACTTTAATATCAGAATCTAAACTTGCCCCAAACGATTAAACTTAATTGCTTTAGCCATTGCTCCCCAACTACTTCCATCTTGGAATACAGGTAATTCTATGCTATCCGGAGTTTGAAACAACTCCCCATACATTTGGCCACGTTCTATATAGTCTTGTCTAGTCTTAGGACGTCTACTATATCCTACAGTTCCTTTATTAAAGTCTAACATACTGTTTGGAACTTTTGAATATTCATGTGCTTTTACTAATTGTAATGTTCTGCTATTAGCAAACTTATCTACGCCAATATGATCTGCCATTAATACTAAAGACGCCATTTGATTATCGGATAATTGAGTTTTGCCAACATACTGACCAACAACGTTACTAGTTTTAATCATATCACTTGCTGTCATTAGATTGTTAGCAACTGCACCTACACCACCACCTGTGTCTACAATAAATCCATCATCACTAGTGTAAACTTTATTTGGACCATTTCTAGTAATGTGAACACCTGTCTTTGCTAACAAAGGTCTTACATCAGCACCTGTTTTTTCTGCCGCTTGTATAAGTGCAATGCTTTTTACTAGATCTCCCATTTGAGGACTACTAGAATCTACACGTTCTTTGTCTGCCGTAAAAGCAATCTTTTTAGTCTTGGCTTCTAGGTCACTTATTTTTCTTCCTGAGCCTATAATTTTATAATTGCCAGGAGTCATAGTAGGTGCCTGTAAAGGTTTTACTCCTGCGCCTACGGCCGCTATTGCTGTGCCTAGTGCTTGAGTTTCTTCAATCTTTTTATTTACTGCTGGTGAAAAATTAGACGTTGGGCCTTTAGGGTCTGCTGGATTGTAAATAGGGTTTCCATTATCATCATATCCTGGTGATGAAGAAAAGCCGTCTGGTGAATTACTATCTGCTGGCGTTTCTCCTTTTGGTCCTACAACACCATTAGAGTTGCTTGCCATTGCATCTGCTATAGTTTCATCTGGAACAATGCTATCTTGATTTTCATTTTCAGGGTCACTAGGACTATGTCCGTGATAAGGTTCTGCTGTAATTAAATTCGGCACAATTGATTTTATTTTTAATTTGTCACGTTTACCGGATGTTGGTAAAAGAGCATCTCCTTCTTTATCGTATTCTGGTTGTTTATCAGTGTAGTCTTCGTGATCAAGCGATGTCATTTGCCCTATATTTCTTGCTTCATTTTGACCTGGTTGTCTTGGATCAGGACCTCCACTATTCATTAAAACTTGTTCGCCTTTTTCAACTACACGGCTACCTTGTATAGCAACATCGCCGCTACCTGCTTTAATACTGTATTGGCCGCCGGCTTCACTCTTAACTTCGCCAGCCGCTTTTATTTCTACATCTTTATTGCCTGCTTCAAGTTTTACTGAACCTGATGCAACTGAGGAAACATCTCCTGCTTCAGACTTACTTAGAATACTTGCTCCAGCAACATTTTTAATTTCGCCTTGTGCGTCTAACCAAATGTCACCGCCTGTGCCAGCACCTATTCCTTTGTATTCGTGACCTAGTGTGTCCATAGCCGCTTTAATATTAATGTTTTGTCCTGCTTCTATGTTAATATTATGATCTGCTCTTAAATTAAAACTTTCTTTTGCTCTCATATTAATAGAGCCTTCTCCAAAGATATGTATATCTCCTAGCGAATTCATTTCAACCCATGCTCTACCGCTTTTATTAATTAAGTAAATGATTCCTTCATTGTCGTCTAGTAATACTTGATTACCTTCTGCACTTCTAATTCTTATTTGTCTACTATCCAAATTATCATCCATGACAAATTGATGGCCGCCTAATCTAACATCATAATCTTTTTCATTGCCTGTAATTTCACTTTTACGTGGACCTGGTGTTAAAATACCAAATACTTCACTTGGTGACTCTCTTCTAGACCCACTGTCACCAGCACCTCTGGTTGCATCACTAATTAATCCTTGTTTTACAATGGCTTCTGCAAGAGTATGTTGTATAGGCCTAAAGGTTTCATCATGTTTAATATCTGCTGTTCGTTTATTTTTTTCTACTGTAGGTAACAGTTTTGTAGGATCTTGATAATTTTTTCCTGCGGGTATTCCTGGAACCATGTTTG